AAAAAATATGAATTATTTAATCAAAACAAAAGGACTATTTGTAACAAGTTCATCAGGCGTATTTTCAAGCAAACCATACGAACTAGACTTTTTGTTAAATATCAACGATAAAAACTTATGTTTACAAGTCATACGTAAATCTTTACTTGATGATCGTTTGAAAGAAAGAAACGAAAACTATAGATATTTTCGAACCTGCGAAATTATATCAATTTCAGAAGCTAACAACAAAAATAATAGTGAATTAAATGATACAGAGCTGTCCAAATTAATGGCGGATGCTATAACCTTAAATTGTGTACCGCAAAACATTACACAATACACAACAAATGATCAAAAAGTAAAAGCGTTAAAAAAAGCTTTGCAAATGTCAAAAATGAGGGCGAAAAGAAAAGTAAATAATCAAGATTTTAATGAATTAAATTAATTAATAAGTATCAAAAAACCTAAAAAATGAGTCTGTTCTATGGCAAGTGGTGGAAAAAGGGAAAATTCCGGTAGAAGAAAAGGCGTAAAAAATATCTTATGCGATAAATACCGAGATTTAATAGCCGAAAGTAACCCTATTGAATTTTTAATAAACGCTTTTACAAAAGGGTATATATTAACTCCTGACATGTCCGGACAGATTTTAACATATCGCGAACGTTGCGACATTGCTAGAGATTTGTTAAAAAAAATCATGCCGGATTTAAAAGCTATCGATCATCAGGGAGATATTAGCCTTGACGGCAATATAGATAGCTCTATCACTGTTAAATTTATTACCGCGGAAGCAAAAAAAACAGAGTAATCAATGCAAATTATTGTTCCCGAAGTTTTCAAAGAGTTATTTGTACGGAATAAATACAGATATAAGGTTTTTTATGGCGGCCGCGGTGGCGCAAAGTCTCACGCGGTCGCAACTGCTTTTATTGTTATGGGTATGCAGGAAACTTTAAGGATTGTATGCGCGCGCGAAATACAGAAATCGATAAAAGGCTCAGTACACACGCTTTTAAAAGATATTATTGTAAAATATGAGTTGCAAGCGTTTTACGAGGTCCAAGAGGCTTGCATTCGCGGCAAAAACGGCACGGAGTTTATATTTAGAGGGCTGAAACATAACGCAGAAGATCTAAAATCGCTTGAAGGAGCTGATTTTTTGTGGATTGAAGAGGCTGCAAACGTATCAAATAAGTCTTACGAAACTGTTATACCAACTATTCGAAAAGAAAATAGCGAAATTTGGATAACTTTTAACCCAAGAAACGCAACGGATCCAACTTACAAAAGATTTATAGCTACTAAAAGCCCAGATGTTTATTGCAAAAAAGTTTCTCACGCGGACAACCCATTTTTTCCTGATGTCTTAAGAAAAGAAATGGAAAAATTAAAAGCTGATGATTTTGAGGCTTATTTGCACGTATGGGAAGGTGAACTAGATACTAGACATTCAGGCGCAGTACATGCAAAAGCGATAGCAAAAGCGCGCGAAGAAGGGAGAGTGACAACTTTTTACTATGATCCTAACTATGAAGTGTTTACCGCTTGGGATTTAGGTTACGGAGATTCCACAACTATTTGGTGGCTGCAATTTGTCGGGAGGGAGTTACGCTGGATAGATTATTACGAGAATAGCGGAGAATTATTAGAGCATTACGCCAAGGTAATAAAAGAAAAAGAATATAATTATATTCGTTGCGGCCATTTTTTACCGCATGACGGGGCCGCTAAAAATATACGTGGTGAATCGCCTGAGCAACAGCTTAAGCAAATGGGCATACACACAAATATTATACCAAGAGCTACAGATCTACGATCAGAAAGAGACTTACTTAATAACACAATTGCATATTCTGTATTTAATGATAAAAAATGTTCAGATGGATTACTTGCACTAGAAAGTTATCATTTTGAATATGATGAAGACAGAGGATGTTTTAAAAGAGAGCCGGAACATGATTGGTCAAGTCATGCTTGCGATGCAGCAAGATACGCAGCAATCGCCGCAAAAAAAATAAAAGGTGGTTTATTTTCTCAGACGCCTATAGAAATAAAAAATAAATCCGCAGGATTGCAGACTATTTCACGATTTAAAAATCAAGTAAAAACAAAAGAATTGAGATCATGGCGATAAGTTGTTATTATGTATTAATTTTAATAAGGTATTTTTTATGGCAGTAGCAACATCAACAGCAGTAGGAGTCGCGGCGGCGGCTGGTCTAGCTGGTGGCGCAACATATGCGAGTCGCCAGGCAGCGAGACAACAACAAAGAATGTCACGAGAGCAAGAGCAAGCAAATTCAGCGGCCGCAGCAAGAGCAGCCGCCGATAAGAAAGCAGCTGATGATAAAATAGCAAACGCAGCAGCAGAAGCAGAGAAAACGAAAGCAGCTGAATTAGAGGAAAGCAGGAGATCAGCAATTAGCAACTATCTAGCAGCTGAAGGAGATCAAGGAACATCACGCCGTAGATTTTTAGTAGGGGCAAAATAATGAGTCAGTATAAGTATGTGAAAGATAAGTTCGAGGCTATGAAAACTGAACGCTCTAATTTTGATGTAATGTATCAAGTACTAGGCGAATATATATCTTTGATTAAGCAAAACTTTCAAGGGCAACCAGCAAAAGGTGAATTTTTAACAGATAGAATTTATGATGCTACAGCAGTATTTGCTGCTCAAAATGCCGCGAGCTCAATTCTTGGCTTGTTATGGCCCGGAACAGCAAAGCAAGCTATAGAGCTAATAAAACCCGATGACATGGACGAAAGCACAGATTTAGACAAATTTTATGAAGATCTAACAAATATAACAGTTCGGGCAATGGACGACCCCAAAGCAAATTTAGTTTTAGCTCTAGATGAGTATATGTTAGATCAGTTAATATTTGGTACTTCAGGCGTGGGAGTTGAGAAGGGAAAACGCTCAAAGTTATTCTATAAATCGCATGGTGTAAAAGTTGTTTATTTAGATGAGGGCCAAGACGGTATAGTAGACACCATTGCATTGTTTTATGAGTGGGAGCCGCATAGAGTAGTAGCAGAGTATGGCGAGAATAACGTATCTGAAAAAACACGCAAGGCAGCGGCGAGTAATAGCAAAGAGCCTGTACAAATATTGATAATGATTCAGCCGCGCAAAGAAAAAAAGGCTCAGCTTGGTAAACTATCAATGACTTACGAGTCAATCCACTTGGAATATAGCACTTGTTCACTTTTGCGTGAAGAAGGTTTTCACGAGCTACCTATCGCAATGACGCGATTTAAAAAAGTGACTTATGAAAAGCAAGGCAGAAGTTTGGGCATGAATGCCATAGCTGATATCAAAGAAGCTAATATTTTAAGAGAATCATATATTGTTGCCGTTGAAAAAAATAACGATATGCCGCTTGGTGTTATGGATGACGGTATTCTTGGCGGTGGCTATATAGACACTTCCGCAAGAGCCGTGAACGTGTTCAATGCATCTGCAAATATAGGGAATAGTCCTCCGGTTTTTGAGATAGGAACAAAGACAGATCTCGGTTATCTTGAAGCTAGGCTACAAAAATTAGAAGAAACTATCGCCAAGCATTTTGGCTTAGATAGATTGTTAGATTTCAATAACGATACTCAGATGACTTTTGGAGAAGCGCAAATCAGAGAGCAAATTAGAATGTCTTCTTTAATTGGTTTATTTGCACGACAATTAAACGAGCTGTTTACACCTCTTGTAGAGCGCACGGTAAATATTTTATGGCGCATGGGAGAGTTTGGGGTAATTAAAGGTAGTATCGAGGAAGAGGAAAGAATAGCGCAGGGTTTGCCTGTTACTTACTTACCAGATGTGATACAAGATAGGCTAAAAAAAGGCGAGGAAGTATATAATATCAATTACAAAACTAAAGCCGCCAACGCTTCTAAAGCAGAGGAATATATAGCAATTATTGACGTCATGACCTTTGCGAGTCAAGCAATAACTTTTGACCCTTCTATTATGCATAGAATAGATTTGCATGAGGCTATAAAAAAACTTGGTAATATCCGGGCTTTGCCGGCTGGAATAATAAGAGCAGATGATAAAGTAGAGGAACTAATGCAACAAGAACAGGAGCGTATGCAGCAACAGCAGGAATTAGCATCAGCTCAACAAATGGCAGAAACATATCAAGCGGCCGCAAAAGGAGATTCTTTACTAAAATGAAAGAGATAGATCAAGAAAGTTTGATACAAGCAATTAATCAGGTTGCGGCAACAGCAGCAGGGAAAATACTATTTGCATCATTAAAAGATGTTTGCATGTGGGATGAGACTATACTAGCTTCAGATTGTCCGGCCACATCACATTTTTATGCAGTTCAGCGCGGTTTATATGGGCGATTTAGAAAGCATATAAAAGTGGAATTTTTAAAAGAAATTGAGTTCAATTATTCGTTTAGGAGGAAAAATGACGGAGACAATAGCAGCGGAAACAACACCGGTAACAGTAGATTTAGGCGCGGCGGCAAGTCAGCAGCAACAAGCGTCTAGTTTCTCAATCCCTGAGCAGTATCAAGGTAAAGGTTGGGCTGAAAAGATAAAATCAACAGATGATTTATTTAAGGCATACGATCACTCGCAGCAACTTATTGGAAAAAGACCGGCGGGGATACCAACAGCAGATGCTAGTGATGATGAGTGGAATCAGTTTTACAAAGCTATGGGGCGTCCTGATGAGCCTATATATGATTTTCCAGAGGTGGAGGGCTTACCAGAGGGATTTGATGCATCTGCATATAAAGAAACAGCCGCCAAGATTATGCATGAGGCAGGTTTAACGCCAAAACAAGCAAGTAAATTATATCAATCCTTTATGAATAATGAAAAAGAAAGTGCAGGAAAGCAGCAAGAGCAGCATTTAGCGCGTCAAAAAGAATTAGATGCACAGTTTGAAAATTTAACAAAAGAACATTTTGGAGATGATATAGACAAATATACAGAGCTAACAAAAACGGAATTTGAGAAGTTTGTACCTCAATCTTTGAAGCAATCTTTTAGTAAAATTCAAGATATGCCTGATGTGTTAACTGCATTAATGGCTTACACAAAAGGCAAGCAATCAGAAATAGAGCGCGTTAAAAAAGCGTA